AGATAGGTGCGGTCACAGAACAGGTCAGACCAAACGAAGGCGATCTAATTTACTTCCCACTCAATCGTAAAATGTTTCAAGTCATGCATGTTGAGCATGAAGCAATCTTCTATCAGATGGGTCAGTTACAAACCTACGATTTACGATGTGAACTCTTTGAGTACAGCGGCGAGAGATTTGAAACTGGTTATGAATTCATTGATGATCTATATGATCAAATCGACCTATTTGTGTCTCAAGCAAACAACGTATTTGATATCGCAGTATCCGATGGTGTATTCACTATAAGGGATACTACGACTCAGAACGATCCAGAAGCGCAGGCAACGCTCACCAATCTCTATGTAGGTTCAACATACATCTTTGATCAGTCTGATAGCACTAACAACGGAACTAGAATCGAAATATACGATGGACCTTCCGCATACCAAGATGAACCTGCTACCATTCAAAGTCTTTCAGGAACTCCTGGTGCTAACAATGCATTTACCTCGTTTACTCCAGAAGCAATAGGCACGTATTATTACCTAGATGCTAATGTTCCAGATATGGGCGGGGCAATAGAAGTTGTACAAAGTAAATTAGAAAACGTTGATATGTACGATTCAATAGCAGACAATACAGCTATAGAAACGATTGCTGATAATATACTAGACTTCAGTGAAGATAATCCGTTTGGGGAGAATAACTACTAATGTTTGGTAATCATTTCTATAACGAGACTATTAGACGATACGTAGCCGTGTTCGGTACTCTGTTCAACGACATTCAAATTGAGCGTAGAAACTCAGAGGGTGTTGTACACAGTAAGATGAAGGTGCCTATCAACTATGCTCCCGTTCAAAAGATACTAGCGAGACTTGAGGGTGATCCTGATCTATCAGCACCAGCAATGTCACTGCCTCGTATGTCATTTGAAATCACTGGCATGAATTATGCACCAGAAAGAAAAGTTAGTAGCACACTAAGATATAGAGGTGGCAGCGTGGCAGACGCTAACAGCCTAGTCACCAGAACAGTTCCTGCTCCATATGACATAGAGTTTCAGTTGAATATTATGACAAAATATAATGAAGACGGGACACGCATCTTAGAGCAGATACTTCCGTTCTTCAAGCCTGACGTAACACCGTCAGTAAAACTCTTAGATGATCTTGAACTTTACTTAGATATACCTATTATTCTAAATAGCACTTCTACAGAAGACTCATACGAAGGCGACTTTCAAACTCGCCGAGCATTGATACATACAATGTCGTTTACGTTGCGAGGATACTTCTTCGGACCAAACACCAGTAAGAAAATGATCAAGTTTGCGAAAGCAAATATAACCCAACCTATGACGGCAACTACGCCATCTGAGTTCGTATCAGCACAGCCTGGCTTGACTGCTAACGGACAACCAACAACATCTATCTCCGAAACTGTGGATTACGGTAATATAAATATAGATGATAACTGGGATTATGTTGTGGTGGTAGACGATGCAGATGAATGATGATATTGGTGAATCTTTAGGATTGAACCCTATGAAGCCTGAACTGAAAGGAGAACTTGTTGAGAGTACTCCTACTGCTATTGTTGTGAATAATAAAGCAGAAGATCAAGCAAATAAAGACTATGATTATGCTAGACATAACTTCTATAATGTAATTGAAAAGGGCACTCACGCACTAGAGGACATGCTAGATGTTGCTAAAGCATCTGAACATCCACGTGCATATGAAGTAGTATCTACAATTATGAAAACGCTTGTTGATGCTAACAAAGACCTAGTGTCTATGAGTGAGAAAAAAGCAGAAGCAGAAAAGCCCGAAGATGAGAAGTCTGGTAAAGTGACAAACAATAATCTTTTCGTCGGCTCCACTTCTGAGTTACAACAGATGCTAAAGGACTTACGAAATAATGATTCAAGCGAGTGAAAAAGGTTATAACGGTAACGTAAACCTAAAACGTAAGGGTACTCCTATAGAATTTACTCCTGATATGATTCAGGAGTATTTGAAGTGCGCTGGTGACCCAGCTTACTTCGCAGAGAAATATATTCAAATTGTACACGTAGATCATGGTCTTATACAAATCAAGCTGTACGATTATCAAAGTAAAATCATAGAAGCAATTACGAATAACAGGCGTGTGACTGTGAATACGTCTAGGCAGGCTGGTAAAACGACTACCGCTGTCTCTGTTATATTACATTATGTTCTCTTCAATGACCACAAGACTGTAGCACTACTAGCAAACAAAGGTGATGCGGCACGTGAAATACTTGATAGAATCAAGATAGCATATGAAGCATTACCAAAATGGCTACAACAAGGCGTGATAGAATGGAACAAAGGTTCTGTTGAGTTTGAGAATGGCTGTAAGATTATTGCAGGTGCAACATCGTCTAGTGCTATTCGTGGTAAATCTATCTCGTTTCTTTACATTGATGAGACTGCATTTGTAGAGAACTGGGATGAGTTCTTTGCATCCGTTTTCCCTACTATATCATCTGGTAAGACTACAAAAATTCTATTCACATCTACACCTAATGGACTCAATCACTTCTACAAGACATGTGAAGGTGCAAAGGAAGGTAGAAATGGATACGTATTCATCGAAGTGCCATGGCAAGAAGTGCCAGGTCGTGATGATAAATGGAAAGAAGAAACATTGCAAGCGATGGATGGAGACTATCAGAAGTTTGCACAAGAATTTGAGTGTCAGTTCTTAGGAAGTTCGGGCACGCTGATCGAGGGTTCTAAGCTAAAGACCCTGGTCATCAAAGAGCCTATCGCTGAAAAACAGAATCTACGAGTATTCGAATATCCCGACAAGTCAAAAACATACATAGTAGTAGTAGATGTGTCAAGAGGTAAAGGATTAGATTACTCGGCATTCCAAGTGATAGACGTAACTCAGATGCCGTACAAACAAGTAGCGGCATACAGAGACAATATGATCACTCCGATCGATTATGCAGATGTGTTACATTCTGTCATAAAGATGTACAACGATGCGTACACGTTGATCGAAGTAAATGACATCGGTGAACAAGTGTCAGAAATTCTGCACTATGACTATGAAGTAGAGACTCTACTCTTTACTGAATCGGCAGGTAGGTCTGGTAAAAGAATATCAGCTGGGTTTAGTAAAAATGTAGACAAGGGCATACGAACCACTAAAACGGTCAAATCAATAGGATGCAATATGCTGAAGTTGATGACTGAGCAAGACCAACTAATTATAAATGATTATTTTACAATAAATGAACTCTCAACATTCTCTAGAAGGGGCAATTCATACGAAGCAGAAAGTGGAGCGCACGATGATACGGTCATGTGCCTAGTTCTATTCGGCTGGCTGACTGATCAAACCTTCTTTAGAGAGATAACGGATATCAATACTATGATGAGACTGAAACAGAGAAATGAAGAAGATTTGATGGAAAGTTTACTTCCCATTGGCTTCAACAGCAATGATGACTTCGTGGAAGACATCGAAACTCCTGCTGGTTGGTTTAACTACTAAGAAGTGGTTTTTATAAATATAACGACAAAGATTTGAAATCTATAAATCATAATAGACAAGGAGAAATGAGATGGCTTTTCAAGTAAGTCCAGGAGTTAATGTTTCTGAAATTGACGCAACATCCGTCGTTCCAGCAACATCTACGACAGAAGGTGCTATTGCTGGCGTCTTTCGTTGGGGACCAGTAAATGAGCGCATTCTTGTTAGTTCAGAAGTAGAACTTGCAAAGCGTTTTGGTAAACCCCTAAACAGCAAAACTTCAGTAATCTCTGCCGCTGGTACCGCAGAGACTGCAACGTTTGATGCATTAGTATTACCCACCTCAGGCGGTGATGCTACAGACACGTGGACACTTACGGTTGGTAGTGAAAGCTACGCCACAGCCGCAGGTGATTATGCCACAAAAGGTGACTTGGCAACTGCAATTCAAAGTGCATTGACAGGTGCTGGAGTATCACTATTTACTGTTGCCGAAAGTGGTGGCGAGATTGTCCTAACATGGGCAACTTCTGGTAACCAAGTAATCGGAACATATGGCATTGCTTATACAGGCAGTGGCACAGGCAATACAGATGATGCAGATCCCAGTATTTCACAGGGTACTGCTGATACTGTAACAAATTCACAATGGTCAAACGTTGAGACTTATTACTCTGCGGCTGACTTCTTAGCATATGGTAATGCATTGTATGTTGTTCGTGTATCAGATGGCACAAAGTCAGTTGGTGCGGGAGCCCTACAAGACCTTAGAGCGAAATATCCTGGTGCAATAGGTAACGCAATCACAGTGAAATTGGTAGATCCTACAGCTTATGCTAGTGATGATCTAGGATTTGACTATGCGCCTAGCACAGGTAACTTCCACGTTGAAGTTTACAACAACGGGGCGGCAGTCGAGCGATATGAAGACGTATCTTTGAATCAAGGATCAACTGGTCCACAAGGTGCAAATAACTACTTAGTAGACGTACTTCAAAATCAATCTGTATGGATCGAAGCAACTGGTGTAACTAACATCGCCTCAGATACATCTGGTACAGAGTTTACTGGCGGTACTGATGGATCTGATGAGGGTTCTATCGCTATGGGCACAATTCAAGCAGGTTTCGACATGTTTGAAAACGCTGAAGAGGTTGATATCTCACTAATTCTACAAGGTAAAGCGAGAGGCGTAGTCGGTACTGGTTACACTTCATTAGGTAATTACATTACTGATATCGCTACTGCAAGAAAAGATTGTGTGGCATTCGTATCTCCAGCTAAAGAGTTGGTAGTAGGAATCACTAACACACAGACTATTCTAGATAACTTGACTGGTTCTGCTGTAACTTCTGTTGCAACAAGTGGAACTCGCTCAACTTACGCAGTTGTAGATACAGGTTATAAGTATCGCTACGATAAGCACAACGATTCATACATCTACACTCCATTGAATGCTGATGTTGCAGGTCTTTGTGTACGTACTGATAATGATCGTGACCCATGGTTCTCACCAGCAGGTCTATCAAGAGGCATTATCAAGAACATCGTAAAGCTTGCTTACAACCCAACTAAAGCGCACCGTGACACACTTTACAAGAAGAACATCAACCCAGTGATCACTCAATCTGGATCTGGTACTCTTCTGTTTGGTGACAAAACTTTTGCTAACGCTACGAGCGCATTTGATCGCATCAATGTTCGTAGACTGTTCATCGTATTAGAGAAGACTATCTCTGGTGCGGCTAAGCAGATGTTATTTGAATTCAACGATGAGTTCACTAGGGCACAGTTTAGAAACCTGATCGAACCGTTCTTACGTGACGTTCAAGGTCGAAGGGGCATATACGACTTCAAAGTTGTTGCAGACGATACAAACAACACAGCCGAAGTAATTGATTCAAACAGATTTGTTGGAGATATCTTCATCAAGCCTGCACGTTCAATCAACTTCATCCAACTGAACTTTGTTGCAGTTAGAACTGGTGTTGAGTTTGCAG